AAACTCTGTGTCTGTTGACCCACTTCTTACCCAGAACTCACCGTCTTTATCACCTGCAATATCAATGAATGGGAGCATTCCGATTGGGTTAAGTAGATCAGCTGGGGAGAGCTCCTCTATGATTTGCCCACTACCGTTAGTCATGAAGTGAAACTCTTTACTCCACCATATGTACTTATTGAAATGCGCACTGTAATCGTCTGGGTCACCGATACCTTGGTTAACTCCATCAGAGATAGACTTAGTAGCGTTTCTCCTTATGCCAGTTGTAGGAGATGATAGATCAATACCATCAGCACCTACAAACGTGTCGGACTTATCAAACACGTTAAGGATATAAATCTCAGCATCCTCAATGTCAGCTGTGGGTACCACGTCGTAATGGTGAGGTGAGAGCGCCTTCATTATAATCTCGCCGTTTCTTGGAATCATTTGTAGAGCTGTCTGCTCAAAGAGTTTGAAGTATCTGTTAGACTGCTTAAGCTTTACGTTAGCATCTGATAAGTCGTAAAGGTTATCTAACTGAGCCTTCTCGTTATCAGTTAGTAATATTCCTGAATCTCTACTAAAGGTTCTCTCAGGAGCTGATTTGTATATCGAGGCAGACTCCTCAACTATTCTTTTGGCAAGGTTAACCGACGATACCAAACGCATCTCTTTAACCGTGCTCTCACTGAACTCTGCTTTAAGTTTTTGTAGTAGGAAGTTCTCCTGTCTGCCTCTGTAGACTTCAAACTCCTTAACAGATTTTTTCTTTCTCTCTTTGTTCTCTTCAGACTGTATATCCTCTAAGATGCCTTTTCTGTATTCGTGTGATCCTAAGTCTGCCATCTCTATCTCCTGTGTGTTGTTATCGGTATGCTTGTATCTTCCCTTAATGCTGCAACTACACCATAGCCGAGTGAGGTGGTGACGTGCTGATAAAACTTACTATCATCTTCTGTATAGCTTGCACCCTGCTTTAGTTTAGTTAACCTCAATCCTTCATCTACTGTCTGACAAGGCTTATATACAAAAAGCCTACGCTGCCCCTTGGCGTTGTGCAACTGGGCATTAAGGATATTATGGCGCTCTCTGATCTTCGGGTTAGAGAGGGGAACGTCTATCTTAAATCTTATGTAATTGCCCTTGGCATTCTTATAGTTATCTAGAAAGGCTCGTATGATTTCGTAATCACTATGGTTGCTAGAGGTATGTCTCTGCTTACCCGTCGCGTCACCGTTAACAACATACCTAGTGTTGTGATCTAATAGCCCTCTTCCTGCCGCATCTTCAAGAGCGCTTTCGGTTCTGGCTCCTTCGATAATGACCTCTTCATATACATGGAAGATTCCCTCAATGTGCTGAAAGAAGCAAACGGATAGCGGTTTACCCACACCAATATTAAAATCAAAAGCAATGTGAATAGGATAATTAAGATTAGGTCGATAGGTCTCATCGCGAAAGTTCTTTTCTCTTTCATATGAGTAGTATACCACCTCCTCTGCAATACTGAGCCACTCACCGTAAAGCATACGTCTTGCCATCTTGGGATCCAGCATCTCTTCCAGCTGGCTAACGTAGGTATCGGGTAGGAACGGATTATCTAGGGTCTTTGAGTAGTAGACCCTTCGGCTAGCTATCTTAGATAGGATGAAGTATTTGTATAGAGGGTGAGCTGGGTCATCAGGATTAGAGACGCTTAGTACAAAGTTCTCTTTAACGTGCTTAAGCCTACCGACACGCATACGGATTTCATTGTAATATTCCATGTCCTCATTCTCAGAGGCTTCTTCAATGATAGCTGCTGAAAGGTTCATTGACCGAACCTTCTTATAATTACCATCAGCCCAGCTAAAGGGAATGATTTTGGATTTATTTTGGAAAGTGATAATCCCTCTATGCTTGTTAAGGTTGTAAGGAACTTCATCACCCATGTGCTCTACTATCATCGAGAGAAGGGTATCTTTAAGCGATGGCATACTTCTACGACCAATAAGACAAACAGCACCGGGATTGAACAGACAATGAGTAACGGCAATGTGAGCAGCAACAAGACTTTTCGCTGAGCCGACAGCTCCGGAAAGGAAAGGTTCGAAAGTTCCTTTAGTATAGTCATACTTCCTAACATCCTTGATTACCTCGAATTGAAAAGGGATTACAGTAGGATCAAACTCGCTTAATGTCGGGGTTGATGTGTCAGTCATATTTTATTTCTATAAGCGATCACATAACTACAGCCGATAACACTAGCTGCAAATGCAATCTCGAAAAAACTTGTTAATAGGAAATCTATCATTTCTTCTCTGGCTTCTTGCCTTCTAGATTATAGTTTAGGGTGATGCCGTGACCTTCTGGTGTTGATATTTCGGTCTTGTCCGTCCAGTTAAAACGGTTCTTCATATTAAAAATCCAAACCGCAGCGTTTCCTCTGATCTGGCCGTTTACAAGTGCACCGCCTGCTGTCTCCCACCACTCCAGACACAGAGCGTTAGCTCTTTTTTTAGCGTCGGAAAACTCAGGATGTTTATTAGCCCACTCGTAGCCTGTATCTTTGTGAATGTCTGCTCTAGCGCAGAAAACCTCAAACGAATAACCGAGCCTCATGACATCGATAACCATCTGTGGGTGTAAGTCTGGTTTGTATTTACTCGGTCTGCCACCTGCCATAAAGTCCTATCGGCTAGCCTTTGCCGTTTCTTTAGTGTCTAGTATCTCATGTTTTATCGTTTCTGCAATAGCTTGCATGAATTTAGGCATAACAGCATTACCTAGGCGTGCATACTGCTGAGCTCTATTGCCGCTTAACTTCCAAGCTACTGGAAAAGAGCACAACTGTTTGCATAGGTCTAAGGGGAAAGGCTCTTGCTTACCATTTAGAATAGTGTGCCCACCGTCTTTCATTATCGCAGGTGCCGGCTTATGTACGCTTGACAGCTGGTGATCTCCGCCTTTAACCCTGAAGCTAACAACCTTCCGGTTGAATGTTGGATCAATGTCTTTAATAGAAATCACTTTACTACTCGGCCGCGGATAAGTAGGAGCTCTATTCAGATCCTTCCGGACGCCGATAAAAATAAGTCTCTCCCTGCTTTGAGGAACATTATACCACATCGCATTTAACTTCTTGCACTTCACATTATAGTTTAGTGCTTTTAGCTCTTTAATTATCTCAATAAACTTACCGCGCATTTTACCTTTAGCCATCCCTGTGACATTCTCCATTACGAAAACCTTAGGCTCTAACTCTCCTATTAGCCGGACGTAGTGTTTGAAGAGATCGTTCCGCGGATCGCTTACTTCTCTTTTACCAGCTGTTGAGAATCCTTGGCAGGGTGGTGAGCCATCAAAAACATCTAGCTCTCCCTTTTTAATATTACAGAACTTAAGTATCTGATCTCCAGTAATATCTGTAACAGACTTATGCCAGACCGGTACCTCTGGAAAGTTAAGCCGGAAACATTCTACAGCGTGCGCATCAAAGTCTATTGCAAGGAGCTCTTTAAACCCTGCCCACTTATAGCCTAAGGAACTACCACCAGTTCCAGCGAATGTTGAGATGACTGTTGGTTCTACCATCGGTAATTACAGCTCGGACATTCATTATTAGTTTCTAAGTTTTCGTCTAACTCTTTATCAGTATTGTTAGGAAGGATAGCTGAGAGGTCTAGGTCAATAACTCCCAACAGGTCAAGGTCAAAGTTCTCAGGTAGCTCTAACTTTATTCCTTCGAGAATAGAAATATCAGTCTCTGCTAATTCAGCAATTTTATTATCAGCGATCATATCAGCCCACTCATCGGCTTCATTTGCGTAGTCTTGTTTATCAATAGGGGCTTCAATCCAACCGTTCAACTTTGCAGCTGCTAACCTTCCATGCCCCTTAACAATAAAACCTGACCTCTTAGAAACTACGATTGGGTTTCTCCAACCTTGGTGCTTCATTATTTTAGCGAGAAGTTCTATCTGTTTCTCAGGGTGCTTATTCGGATTTCTAGGATTCTCTACCAGCGTCTCTAAGACAGCCATTTCTGTGTGGGAGCAGTGTATTTGCATGTCAATAACTAAGCAAATTTTACACAAACTATCAAATACTTTCTCTTTTACGCGTTAACGTAGTATTATTAGGGGTTTACGCCGGTATCAATATGAGAAAATGTTGCGCATTTGTTAGGCGTTTGTGACGCTTTGTGGTATATTGTAGGAGTAGCAAGGGGGAAACGATGAAACGAAAAGACTTAAACACGGTAATAAATAGAAAGGAAAATAATGCTCATTATCTAGCTCAGGCGGCAGAAATATTCTTAGAAGAGTTTAGCAAAAATTTTGGCGAGCAGTTGGCGTGGCAAAGAGAGCACTTAGAGAAAGCAGTAAAAGAGTTTAAGAGCTCCCATGATGATTACATAGAAACTATTGTTGAAAACTCTAAAGCGGTAAAGGGGGAGTGATGAAGAAACAAAACTTCAAATACCGATGTATGAATTGTGACGAGACCAAAAACGACCAGGGCGTCTGGGTGCATTATAATAATAGTTTAGACCCTGACAGATTCACGCCAAGTAAGGTTTGCAAGAAATGCGCTAAGCATTTTGAAAAGTGCGAGAAGGGGGAGCTATGAGTAAAAATCAGATAGCGAAAATTATCAGAGAGGCGCTAGTCAATGACAATGACGTAAGACTAAAAGAGATAATAGTTCTCTACGGCGCTAAAATAGTTCTTAAGACAGTAGGCCAGCAAGATTTTGTCATAACAATAAGCGAGAGGAAACGCTAAAATGAAAAAGCAACTCAAGACTAGGACGCTAGGCATCAGAGTTGATGAAGAGCTCTATTGGGACCTTAGAAACACTAACCTAGACGTTGCAAGGATCTGTCGGAGAGCTCTTAGAAAGGCGCTCACTGAACTAGACGTTAAGGTCCCTACCCAGCATACACGTAAAGGTCGTTAAGCCCCGTTTCAGCTGATGAGTGACAGACCCCAACCAGAAATCAGAAACCGGTTTGCACAGTTTAACCGTGCAACCGTGCAGGCTTCCAGTAACACTATAGAAACATTCCAGAATTGTCTGCACGGTACCCCCGACGGTTTGCACGGTTAATGCACCGCTCTCAATTTCACGCCACTATAACCGCGACCTCTGCCGTCACCCGTGCTGACAAACACCTGATCGAAATCATTTTGGCTCAACATTTCTCTTAAATATGCTGCAAGGCGTTTAGAAAATGAAAGGTAACCGACAGGTTTACGCTTATTGTCAAGACAGTAGTTTTGATAATTCATGTAGAGCACATTAGTAGCTACACCGTCTAAAACTTCCGGGTTCACTTCGATCGAATCCCGTGCCCAACCGAAAATAGAATCTGAAGTCGTACGGTAATCTTCCATTGCTGCGCGGTGCGCCGTAGTTTCATACAACCGGCCTCTAGAGATAAGATCACTAAGCCCATCTAAAGCAGCGTTTAGAATACCAGAGAGCTCCGTGGTGACGATCTTTTCAACTATCCGTGGGTCACGATCGGCCGGCTGGATATAGCGCTTGAAGGGGAGAAAATAGAGTCTTTCGACAATGCCTGTTGAGGTCTCATTGAAGTAGGGGTTGCGGTTTGCTGCGAATATAAACCTAGAATCACACCGAAGGTCATACTCTGGCTTTCCTTTCTGAGCGGCTCTAACGTATCCTCCAGAGGTGACAGCTTTGAATATCTCAGCATTGACCTTATCGGTTGGTGTCTCATCCAATAAATTTGCCAGCTTTCCGTCTAGGGTAACAACGCTAAATGGCTTATCCAAATTAGAAAGCGAGCAGCTGGTAATGTTAGCCGTTCCCAGTAGGTGCTCTAGAACTGAGATAAAAGTAGATTTCCCATTCCTACCAGAGCCCGGTAGCACTATCGCTTTATGAAGCCACTGAGCACCACCTTGCAGGCAATAACCCATGATTTCTAAAGCTGCTTTTATCCGTTCATCGTCACCTTCAAAGCTATCAGATAGGAACTGCTTAAAGCGTGGGCACTCAGCCGAAGGATCAAAGTCATGCGCTAGGCGATACTTGAAAAAGTATTTAGAAGAGTGCTCCATAAGTGTTCTTGACTCTACATCTAGGATCCCATTTTTAAGGTTAACAAGCCCCGTGGTAGCATCAAACCTATCTTTACTGCCAAAACTTTCAGAGTAAGCAATGCGCTTAAAGTTATTCAGATCAGATGGCTTGGCTTTTCT